TCCAGTCGATAGCCTTAGGCATAAGTGACAACAGTTGCTCGTACTCAGACTTACCACAGTCCTGGTAGGGTGCCTGTTGGTACGTATGGTCAGAGTGAGGTAAGAAAGAAACACCACTCATCTCGTCAAAGTGTTTGTACACAAAGGCACCTACTTCCATCCACTCAGAATCCCGTACTGAGATAGTCACACTTGGCTTGTGTTCACACCAGTGACGTTGGTAAGTAAGCCAAGTTTCTAGCTGTTCAATTGCTGTTGTGTCATTACGTGTGACAGCATTATCAGGAGACTTCATAGGGAAGCTAAACACTGTGGTCTGCTCTGGTTTCATGACACATGGTTCACTAGGGATACCTTGGTCAATCATGAACTGTGTCAAGGGGTCTTTGTTGTCTCCTCTAACGGTTCGGATGTAATAGTTATTGTGACGGGCGTGAATCCCAGAGGCTGAGTCAACGAGTTGGCTAACTGTTCCCGATGGCTTAACACAGCTAATAGCAGCAGCAACAGGAATATCGAGAAGGCCAGCCCACTCAGCATTAGTTTCAATTGCAATTTCACGTAACTTCTCCAGTGTTTTGTCTAGGCCAGCATTCTTACTGGTCATTAACGGATTGTCCATAATGCCTGTAAGGCTCACCCCTAGCAGACGTTCAGCTTCTGTATTGGTAGTCCAGATCTTACGAAGGTAAGGCATCTTAGTATAGGTAGATTGGATCGTACCCAAGATGGTAGCCAGTTTAACCTTATGGGCTAGAGTGTCAAAGGTATCTGTAGCACGTACCACGCACTCCGTTAGGTTGCAAAACTGATTTGGGCGCAAGATGATTTCCGAACACGGGTTGGTCCCGAACTCAAAGTTAGGGTCACGGCGTCCATTCTTCTCCGCTTGGTTCTTAGATGCCTGACGATTAAAGATGCCACGTTCACCTGAGCCTGACTCAACGAGTGCTGTCCACTCCCGCATGAAGGACATAGAGTCTGGCTTCTCAGTGTATGACACAGAGTTGTTAGCCAAGGCTCGTTGAGGATTGTTCTCCCACCAGGCACCACTCTTAGCATGACGCATACGGTCATCCGAAAGGTTGCTCAAGGAGATCATGGCACTACGGCGTACACCACCAACAACAACTACCTCGCCAATCTTACACATCAAGTCGTGGCACTCTACCGATGACAACTTACGGCCTTGAGCAGACTTGAAGGTAGCCACGGTAAAGTTAAATAGATCAATCAATGGTGCTGGTCCTGACGCACGGCCCCCAAAGGTCTTCAAACGGGCACCAGCTGGACGTACCTTAGACACATCCCACTTAGGGATCTCACCACTATAGAGGAGTGCAATAACTTGACGGAGAGCCTTAGCCCAACCTTCCTTACTGTCCTTGACGAAGATAGTCGTCTCACTCTCGAAGAGTTGAGGCACCTCTGGGAGCTTGCTGATGAACTGGCGCTCAACGGAGAAGCCGACACCAGTGCCACAGAGAAGAATGAACATAGCCTCATCGAAGGCCTTAAGGTCATCTACGGGTAGGTACGAACAGTTGTACATACAAGTGTTGTCACGGGCAGCTGCTGGTCCTGCTGTCATAAGTGAACGCATGGATGGCATGACACTAAGGTTAAGGATAGCCTCCTCTAGCTGGTCAATGTAAGTGTTGTCACCAGCAACAGGACGTACAATGTTATCCATGTAACGTGATACTGTTTCACCCCAGTTCTCACGGCGTCCTTCTTTGTCTAACCAACGTGCATACCGTGAGGTAGCAATAAAGGTCTGGTAGTCTGTTGGTAGTAGGTTGCTCATTCGCCTCGTCCTCGCATTGTTTTATCTTCTTCTAACCAGACCATACGGTCAATGTCTTCTCGGCTAATACCAATGTCCTTTAGTTCTCTGTCGGACAGTTGGTTTAGGATCTTGATTGCTGCTCGGTGTTCTGACCACATCACGCAGTACCTCATGAACCTCACAAATGTATTCTCTACCCACTTTTTCTTCATCTGTTATCTCCTGACCCTTTAATGACACCACGATTAGATCTATCGTTTAGTTTATCCATGTTAGCTTCCATCACCTCAGGCAAGTTACTGTAGAAGTAGTTAGCCAAGGCAGTTGCGTAGAATATAACATCACCCAACTCTTTGATGATCTCCTTCTGGCTTACCTTTGTATTGTCTCGAAGATACTTCTTGATCTTCTCTGCTACTTCTCCTGACTCACCTACAAGACCCAGGGTATTCTCCACTAGCCGTGTCTCACCCTCAGTTATGATCTTGTCTTCTACCCAGTACGAGTACTCCATAGGTGTGACATTAACAATGCTGAAAGCCTCAATGTCTTCTATCGTAATCATTCCTCTATCCTTTTCCATTCAGCCATCTCTGCATCTAAGTTAAAGTAATCATCTAAGTCAAGTAGATTTTCGTCAACTAAGAACTCAATGACAAGTCTTGCTGAGATCTCGTTCTGTTCTAACAGTAACTCGATGCCATAGTTTTCCGCAAGAGCACGAATTTTACTATCTAGGTCAAACATTGTCAATCACCATTTTAGTTTAACCCTTCGTTATATTCTATGACGATGGGTTCTATCGTTGTGCTTAAGTGTTTAATCATTTCATAGGCACTATCGAAGTCATCCATAAGTATCTCATCCTCCTCCATAGTACCGTCCTCATGCTCCACTAAGCAGATGTTATAGTAGCAGTTCTCTTCGTCTAAGAAGTAGGGACCGCTTGTTACCCTGTGTATCTTTAAGATCATCTCTTCTTTTCCTTTACCCATTCTACAGGTATATACTCTTGTGCATACAAGAACCCATGTTTGTCACACCAATCAGCATAAGATGTCTTTGAACCCTTCCTGATCTTGGCTTTAGGATTACTGAAAACAAAACGAATGTCAAGCTCTGGATACTGTTTCTTGACAAGTAAATGTTTCTTTCTGTCTGATGGAAGGAATCGTCCTTTGGTCTCAACGTAGATTCCATTAGGTAACTGGAAGTCTGGTGTGTAGTGTCTGGTCTCTGACACAGCGTAAGGTATCCGTGTCTCTTCGTACTTGAACTTGACCTTGCGTAGATTAAGCCAAGCAGCTGTCCTCTTCTCTAAGCCTGATCTGAAACGCATTTAGGTGGCTCCCATAGTTGTCCTTCGTAACGGCGAAGCCATAGTAACCTGGCGTTCTCAATGACACGATCCTCATCACCTCCGTAGGCACGTAGGCATTCCTCATACATCTCTTCGTCAGTAACAGAATCAGATAATAACTTCTCAGCTTTCTTAGGCCCAATGCCGTAGAGACCTACGATGTTATCTGCCTTGTCACCCGTAAGGATCTGCGTGTAGAAGAACTTAGCACCCTCACGTTCAGACATAGTGGTAAAGGTTTTCTTTGTGGGATTGTAGTGGTGACAGGGGATCTGCAACATATCTTTGTCAATGGATATGATGGTGGCGTTAGACCCATACGCAGTAGCCCAGATTCCTAGTAGATCGTCAGCCTCTTCACCCTCTGACACAATGGCTGACCAGTTGTCGATCATGTGTTGACGAATAGCCTGTAGGTGTGCTGGTTTCTCTACACCCTTACGGTTACCCTTGTACTCATGAGTGACAGCTATGTCATACCGAAAGTTACCCTTACCTGTTAGGAAGATCTGATAGTCATCCTCAGACACCTCCCACATAACTTCGTTAAGAGCATCATCCAGAACAGAATCAACCTTAGCCAAGGCCTCCTCTTCTGAGTCATCCTCACAGGAGAAGGCTGCACGATAGGCGAAGGGATCTCCGTCTACTAGGACTTGTTTGTTCATAGCTTGTCACACCCATTCAATTGATTGATACGCATCTCTGCGTAACGGATGACTTTCTCTAGGTCAACGATCTCACTGGCATCCTTAGTCTTACCATCGTATAACTTAAACCCAGCACGACTAGCATACTTGACAATATTCCCACGCCAAAACTCAAAGTCATTTAGCATGATGTAAGTGATAGGTTCAATCTCCCATCGTGCGTAATGAGCAGGTTCATTCAC